GGTACTGGCGGCGCTCGTCATCACCCTCGGCTCGCGCCCGCTTAATGTCCTCACGGATAGCATCCGCAATCCCGCTTAGCCCGGTCAGGTTCTCGTTGAGTCGGGCGCCCAAGACTGCGACAACAGCCTCAGCGGCGTACTCGGCCCAGTCCCGCACGGTCTCAAACCCCACAGGCTGCTCCGTGCCGTACACCACCGTCGACGGCACCCACTGATCCCACAGTACTTCGGCTATCCGGTCGGTGAGTTGGTCAGCCACAGCCCAACCCCCTCCGCCACTCATCCCGCAACCCCTCCAACTCAAGGATCGCGGTATCCACCTTGTCCAAAGCCGCTGAAAGACGGGCCAGGTCAACGGTGTGCTTCAGCTTCGTCGCGTACATTTGACTGTACCCGAGTTGACTGATGGCGATGTTGAAGCAGGATTCGACATCCTTGCGGCTCAGCGTCACTCTGCTCCCCCGAAGTTCATGCGGTCGTAGGCTTCTGCGTAGGTTTTGCAGTCGTCTGCGGAGTCGCCGTCGTAGATGAACCGCAAAGCACTGTCTGGGGTTTCGCGGATGAAGAGCCGCCAGATCCCGAAGCCCTCTTTTTTGTATTGGGCCAAATATTCGCGGTCTTCGACTTTGGTTTGGTGTTTCTCAAAGTCGGGGGTGGATACGTCTTCCCAGTTCATCGCGTCAACCACTTGAGAGCGAACGCCAACGATGGCGGGCCGGTGATGGCCAGGGCGATCAACGCATAACCTTCCAGCAGTTCAACGGTCACCTTGTTCTCCTATGCGCTTACTTGAAACGTGGACATCTCGGCCTGTAGCTCCCGCAACGCTTCCCACGTCTTGTACTGATCAACCCGCTGGGGCTGCGACGACAGATGCCACACCCCACACGGGCAGGGATACGGCCACTGCTGGAACTGGACGGCGGCCCGTAGCGCTTCTCCGCGAACCGGATACGGGATCTTGAACGGTTTCGGGCACGTTTTGAGCCCTTGACCTTCAATCTTGCGGCGATGCAACCGCTGCTTTTCCCTGTGCGCGGCACAGCAGTACAAACCGTCATATAGGGGGTTCAACTCCGTCCCGCACCACAAGCAGCAGCGATCCATGTCTCTTATTGTCGGCGGATTGAACGTCCGATTTTCCGCGCAGGAACCCGAATCCCAAGGTCGGGGTACAATGGAAGAGAGGAGTTGCGCGTGACTGCTGCGCCGGATCCCCCCGCAGGCCCCCCACTCTGGTCCGGCCTGTCGGTTGAGGACATTCACGAACTGATCCGCGGCGATGTGGCGGAGTTGAAGCGGTTGCACGCCCGCAAGTCCCAGGACGATCTCCTCCCGGCGTGGAAACGTGACATGGCGATACGACATGAGATTGCCGCCATCGAGCACGCCCACGATCAACATTTCGCGTGGTTGAAGGAAATTGAAGCCCGAACATCTAGGCGATAGAGCCTCGAAGGTCTACGACGACATCATTGATGCTGTTGAGTTGGATCCTGCGGGGCTTTCACTGCTGGGTGAGGCGTGCCGCACCATCGACATCATTGAACGTCTTACAGCGGCAACTAGGGGCAAGCACGCTGAGTGGATGCGGCTGTCGGAGGAGATTGAGGAACTCGCCGGCGGCGGTATTCAGGTGACCCTGGTGATTAACCCTTTGTTGGGGGAGCTTCGCCAGCAGCGGATGGCGTTGAAGCAACTCTTCGGGCAGTTGAAACTCGGTGTCGCCAAGGACAAGACGGCGGGCCAGAAGACTAAAACAGCGTTCGAAAAGATCATCGAGAACCTGTAACACCCTACGCAGTTCAATTTTCGCGCCCGTTCATTTGCGTTGAGCAGTCGGCGCGGGTGAACGCGGTCTACTTCTCATTGAAGGCGTTGTGGAAACACGTATCGGTAATCAGCGACCCACGAATAATTTCGTGCCCGCCTATACCGACACCCGCGACGCCGAGAAAGCCCTCAAGTTCATAGACGCCATAGGGCTGAAGTTAGACGACTGGCAGCAGTGGGTCGTTCGGCAGATGCTCGGCAAGCGCGACGACAACACCTACGCCGCCAAAGAGGTCTGCCTGCTAGTCCCGCGGCAGCAGGGCAAAACTGTCTGCCTTGAGGCGCGGGCTCTAGCTGGGCTTTTCATCCTCAAAGAGCCGCTGATCATTCACACGGCGCAGGTGTTCCCGACATGCCGGGAATCCTACCTACGGGTGAAGTCCATCATTGAGAACTGCGAAGCCCTCGCAGAGATGGTGGATTCGGGCGAGATCGTTTTCCGCTCCGGCAACGACAACCTGAGTATCGAGTTTCAGGGCCGGCGCATCCTGTACAAGGCGCGCGGCGAAAACCCGATCCGAGGCTTCTCCCCGCAGGTAATTATCGCGGATGAGGCGTATGCGATGACGGATGAGATCGCCGCCGCCATCGAGAACGCCCTTTCGGCGCAGAGGAACCCGCAGTACATCTGCACCTCCTCAACCGGCCTGGACGGCTCCGACTACCTGCTGAGAATGCGGGAGCGGGGCATTCAAGAGCAGGGCAGGCACGCCTTAGCACTCATGGAGTGGTGCGCCGATCCTGGTTGCGACCTAGATGACGTTGAGCAGTGGTACCAGGCGAATCCGGCGCTAGGGATCCGGTTGTCGCTGGAAACGGTGGCGAATGCCCGTAGGTCTCAAGCCGATAAGCAGTTCGGCCGCGAACGTCTCGGGTTGTGGGCGGATAACAAGTTCCGCGCCGTCATCGACCTCGACAAGTGGAATGACCTGGGGGATCCGGACAGCCAAATTACGTCACGTTACGTTTTGGCCGTCGATGCGACCCCTTCCCACCCGCATGATGCGGCGGTATCTATCGCCGGGTTCACTCCTGACGGTAAGCGCCAGATAGAGGTCATCCGCACTGACCGGGGCTTGTCTTGGTGTGTTGATCAGGTTCGGTCCCTGTACGGGGCGGTGAGGAACCCTCCCCCGCTGGCGATTGTGGTTCAGGCGGGGACGAAGGCGAGTTCCCTGGTCCCGGAGTTGCAGCAGATTCAGGACCGTAACGGCAATAACGCCGAGGTAATAGAGCTCGGTATGCGTGATGTGACGAATGCGTGCGGCTATTTCGTGGATTGTGTTGATGAAGAGTCGCTGGTGCATTTGCGGGATCAATCGCTGCTCACGGCCCTGTCTGGGGCTACGAAGATCCACGTCGGGAAGTTGGACGGCCCTAAGGGCGAAGAGGAATACCGCGCCTTCTATTGGGGCCGCAAGGACAAGCTGATTGATATTTCGCCGTTGTGTGCAGGCACCTACGCCTTGTGGGGCCTGAATATGAAGAAATCTGAGGCCGAGTTGAATAAGAAGCACTGGGAGGGCAAGCCCTTCGGAGGTGGCCTGTGGCGTACCTAGCCCACCTCTCTGACTGGTGCGTTGACGATCCGCCGGCCCCAGTCGCCTTCCCACCCGAGGAACTATCGGGCGATGACTTAGTGAAGTATCTGTCCGAAACGGTCATGCCGGTTTTCGAGCATGAGCGGGAGCGCCTCCGGAAGTTGGAGGCGTGGGGTACGGGTAAGCAGCCGTACGAGCGTTCGCTCCGCCCTGGGGTGAATAACGAGAAGCGGGTGTTGCAGAAGTTCGCCCGCCGCCCGTGGCTCCGCACTGTCGTGAATACGTTCGCCCAGCAGCTCATCGTGGATGGTTACCGCCGCGAGGGTGCGAAGGAGAACGAAGAGGCGTGGGCGACGTGGATCGCCAACAAGATGCCCTCTCAGCAGCTTTCCATCAACCGCGCCGTGCAGATGTATGGGTATTCGTATCTCAGTGTCACTAGCGGCGTTGCCTATGACGGGTCCGTGAAGGCGGTCATGCGTGCGGTGGATCCGCAGAACGCTTTCGGCATGTACGCCGATCCGGGCGAGGAATACCCGGAGTTTCTGCTGGAGAAGCGGTTCGACGGCACGTACCGGTGGTGGACGCCCAACCGTTACGAGGTTCTGAAGTGGGACGGCACCGCCTTCAAGATCGTTGAGGAGGCTGTCGAGCACGGTTACGGGGTTGTCCCGTTCGTGCGCTACGTCAACCAGATCGACACCAAGGGCCGATGCTGGGGCGAGGTCGAGCCCTTCATTGACATCGCCGCCTGTATCGATAAGACGATCAACGACCGCCTCCTGGTGCAGCACAACAACTCGTGGAAGGTCCGCTGGGCCACGGGCCTTGAGCAGCCAGACACGGAAGAGGCTGCGGTCGCTGAGGCGTGGCAACTTCAGCACGGCGACTTCCTCGCCACCTCGAATG